CCCCTCAGCCCAGCCCGCTCGCCGCCGTCTACCTCGGCGCCATCCAGATCCTCCAAGAGCGCGGCTGGACCCGCGGCGGCCTGCGCGAAGGAAGCGCCGTGTGCGCCGTTGGCGCCATCCAGGCCGCAGCCGGCCCCAACCGCGGACTCGCCGACGACGCCTGCGCCGCGCTCCTCGACATCATCCAGGCCGAGTTCGCGGACGCGCCGACTGTCCCCGCCTGGAACGACCAGCAGACCCACGCCGGCCCCGTCATCCGCATCCTCGGCACCGCCGCCAACCGAACCTGAAAGGACCACGCATGCCCAAGCCCAAGTACATCCTCAGCGCCCGATCGCGCACCGGAAAGAAGGTCAACCCGATCACCGGAGCCGACCACGACAGCATCGCCGTCTACGACGACGCCGACCTCAAGCGCCGCCTCGCCGCCGCCAAAACGGACCCCCGCGACCTCGAAGTCACCTACCGCCGAGCCTGAAAGGACCGCACCAGACCTACCCTCGGCCCTGGCTTTCACCGGCCGGGGCCGCAGCCCGTGCCAGCCACCGGTCCGTACCCGGCGACCTCGTTGGCGGAAGCGACGGCCGCAACCCCAACCGCGCACACAGCAGCCCAAGCTGCCGCTCACACTCCGACCGCGACGAAGCCTGAACGCTGAACACCGTAGGCATAGGAGCAGTCTGGCGGAGCCGGTGCCCGCGCACCGCCATTTCGGCGAGGACTTGACTTCTCACCAGGACCGAAGCATTCTGTGATCAATCTGCTTCACGTGTCGCTAGGGCCACCCCCACCGGGTGGCCCTTCGTCATTTCGGAGGTGACCGAATGCCTCCAGCTCTCGTCAACGCCGCCGACGCCGCCTACTGGGCAGGCCGGCCAGTCGGAACCATCTGGCGCTGGGCCAGCGAAGGGCGTATCGGTCGATACGGCAGCGGCAAGACCGTCCGCTACAACGTGCGCGAGATCCCCAAAGCAGTCCGCGACGAATGGACCCGCGAACTCATCAGCCCCGGCGCCCCGCCGCCGCTCCCCGAAGGCGCACGCGCCGCCTGATCGTCCCGCCGTCGCGCCAACCCCCCGTCACGGCGGCGGGACTTCACCGCTCCGAGCGAAGGAGACCTCCATGCCCACCAGTGATGCCGAGGGCAAGGACTGGTCCCTCGCGCGATTCAAGCGGCACCTGCCGACCACCGTCACCGACATCGGGCCCGGCGAAGGCACCTACGCCAAACTCTTCCGGCCCGAGCACGAAGGCGTCTGGTGGACCGCGGTGGAGATCCACAAGCCCTACGTGACCAAGTACAAGCTGAAGTCCACCAAGACGCGGAAGATGTACGACGAGATCCACGTCGAAGACGTCCGCGACAGCGACGACCACCTGTTCCACCGGGACCTCGTCATCGCCGGAGACGTCCTCGAGCACATGCCCCGCGAAGACGCCGTAGCCCTCCTGCAGCGCATCGAGCAGGCCGGCGCATGGAACATCCTCGTCTCCCTGCCGATCGTCGACTCCCAGCAGGGCGAAGTCGACGGCAACCCGCACGAGGCCCACGTCCACCAGTGGGACGCCAAAGACATGGACCAGGTCCTCGCCAGCCTCGGCGGCCGGGTCGAGTCCATGAAGGGCGGCACGCTCGGCGTGTGGTGGTGGAGCCGACGCATCTGACCCTTCGAACCCAGGAGCCCGCGCCATGGATCTCCACGCCTGGATCGCCCAGCAAGTCGACGCCACCGAGGCGGAAGCGCATGCCGTCCTGATCGACCCGACGCCGCTCCTCCGCCGATGCGAGGCGGACCGAAGGGTCCTCGCCCGACACAGGCTCGATCCTGATCAGGCCGCGTTCCCTGGCGCCTGTGAAGGCTGCGGACTCGACGACTGGGACCTCCCGAACACCGAGAGCGTCAACAACTGCCCCGAGCTGCTCGACCTCGCGCACGCCCACGGCATCACGCCCGACATCCTCGCCGGACTCGACCGGCCGACACCGCCCGAGTTGGGGCCGCACGCCAAGGTCGCCCACACATCAGCAGGCGCCCGGCACATCGCTCGGCTACTCGCCGCCCCGCGCATCACCACCAGCGACGTACCCGCCGCACTGCGCGGACCCCGCTGGAAGCCGTAACCCCACCACTCCACAGGAGCCCGCGCCATGGCCCGTCTGCAGATCCTCGAACTCCCCGAAGGGGCCGACGACGACCGGCCCCCGTTCGTTCTCGTCGTCGACCAGGTCTCCGCCGACGAGCCCGCGTTCGACGCACTCCGCCGCGACCTCGGCGACCACGGTGATCTCCTCGTGCGGATCGGTGCCCGCGCCGTCCTCGTCTTCGAAGAGACCATCGATATCCCCGCCAACGAGATCACCCTCACCGAAGCCGCCGAGGGCAACGTCGTCCGCCTCCGCGTCGAACCCGACCTCACCGGATTCCGCGAGCAGGTCATGGCCGAGGTCGCCCGAGCCCAAGCAGACGCACGGGCGGGCCTCCAGTGAGCGGCGGATGGCAAGGCTCGGACCGCGTGAAGCGACTGCCTTCGGGCTGGAAGAGGACCCGGGCCCGCATCCTCGAACGCGACCCGATCTGCAAGATCTGCGACGTTCGGCCCTCCCGGTTCTGCGACCACATCGAAGCCAAGGTCGACGACCACAGCGAGGTTGGCCTGCAAGGCGTATGCGGCCCCTGTCATGATCAAAAATCGTCCCGTGAAGGGAACGCCGCCCAGCGCGCGAACCCCCGGCCCGGAAAAACGAGGCCCCCCGAAGAACACCCCGGGACCAAGTGATGCCGGCCTACCTCATTCAGCACCCCGCCGAACAACGGCGCGAGGACATCCTCATCGAGGACCCTTCTCTCGCCCTCACCTTCGAGGGTGGATGGGCCGTGTTCACCGACGGGCAAGGGATCTGCCTCGCCATCCCGCAGGGCAAGGAGCCCACATTCAGCGGGTAGACGAAGACCAGGAACAAGGGCCCGCGCCGCAGAAGGAGTGAACCACTGTGGCAAGGAGCAAGAGCGGCAACGCCGCCGCACTCAAGCGGTACTGGGGCACAGGAGCAGGGGCGGCCAAGATCAGGTGGGGCACGCCAGGCGACTGGACCCGCTGCAACCGGCAGCTGTCCAAGTACCTCGGTCCCAGGGCCAAGGGGTACTGCGCGCGCATGCACCGAGCACGCACGGGCGTATGGCCTGGATCGCGAGCCAACGCAGGCCGGCGGCGCAGGCGGTAGGGCGAGGGGGATCGATGGCAGCGACCTGCACAGCGCATGTCCAGTGTCCCGACTGCGACCTCGTCATCCCGATCACGATGCAGACGTGGAGCGCGACGAGCGAGTGCGATCACCTGATGCTCGTGGTCGAGCCCGACTACACGGATGTGTGGGCGCACGTCTGGACGCACGAACTTTGATCATCAACGCTTGTTGATCAAGGTTCGTTGATCAACTCGGACCAAGATCACCCGGGGGGATATCCATGATCATGATCTTTTGGCGATCGGGACCGTATAGCACCTGACATCCCGCCCGGGTTTCCAAGGCCGCTGACCTGCGGTTATGCGGACCTGGACTAGATCACCGCCTACCGCGGGATGCGTCACGAGAGAGTAACGGTGCAGGTCAACTACCTGTAGCCGTTAACAGGAGAGCGTATCCTGGGGTGTATGGAGACGATGGAGCAGGCGTGCGAGCACTGCGGCGGTCCGCTGCCGATGGTGCACCGGTCTGACCGTCGCTACTGCTCCAATAGCCACCGCGTGCTCGCCGCTCGAGCTCGGAAGCGCGCTCGCGACGCTGCCCTGGTCGGCGAGCAGGCAACCAGGGTGCCGGTCGAGCTGACGGCCCGTGCTCGATGGGTGCGGTACAGCTCGCGCAAGGTGCCGCTGCGGACCGATGGTCGCTTTGCCGCGGTCAACGACCCGTCGTCCTGGTCGGACTTCGCGACGGCTTCAGCGGCCCCGGCCGGTGAGGGCGTCGGCTTCGTACTCACGGCTTCGGATCGAATCGTCGTGGTCGACCTGGACCACGCGGTCGAGGATGGTCGGGTGGCCCCATGGGCGCAGTCGATCGTCGACCAGCTTCCGGCGACGTACATGGAGCGTGGCCGGTCCGGTACGGGCCTGCACCTGTGGTTCCGTGGCGAGGTGCCTGCTGGGCGCCGGATCCGCCGCGGAGAGAAGGCGGTCGAGGTGTACTCCGACCGCCGCTACATGATTGTGGGCGACCGTGTCTCTGGTACGCCCCTTGAGCTTGCCGAGTTGCCTGATGCAGCCGGCGCGATTGCCTCGCTGGTCTGACGCCCTGGTGGCGCTTCGGGCGGGGCCTGTTTCCCGCCCCTGCGCGCCCTGGTGGCGCGCCTGACCCTGGAGGTCGTCATGGGCGCTCGTGGACCTATCGGTAAGCGCTCCGAGGAGCGCATGGGTCACCGCTCGAAGGAAGAGAAGAAGTCGGTCACGAAGGCCCCGTCGGGCCCTCCGTCTGATCTGCCGGATCTGCCTGAGCCGGATGCGAGCTGGCATGAGATTGCGACGGACTGGTATCTGTCGCTGCGCGAGTCGGGGCAGGCGGCGTTCTACCAGCCGTCGGACTGGGCCGTAGCCCGGTATGCCGCGGACCTGATGTCGAAGGTGCTTCAGTCGGAGCGTGGCCCGAATGGTCAGCTGGTGGCTGCGCTGAACTCGGTGATGTCGTCTCTGCTGACGACGGAGGGCGACAGGCGCCGCGCCCGCATGGAGCTGGAGCGGAAGAAGCCGTCCGCCCAGAACGACGCTGACGTGACGGTGCTTGATGACTATCGCTCCGCCTTCAGCGGCTGAAGCGGATGAGGTCGTCCCGGAGGTAGTCGACCCTTTGGTCATTGGGCCTACTTGGACCCGAGACGAGTTCGGGAACTTCATCGAGCCCGAGTTCACCCTTGGGCACCACGTTTGGCGCTGGGCGGAAGACAACCTGCAGCATGGCGCCGGCCAGCCGTGGCGTTTCACGTCGGAACAGATTCGCATCCTGTTCTGGTGGTATGCCATAGACCCGACTTCCGGGGACTTCGTGTACCGAGACGCGGTGCTGCAAAGGCTCAAGGGTTGGGGTAAGGATCCCTTCGGGGCCACATTGTCCGCTGCCGAGTTCGTCGGACCTTGCCGCTGGCACGGGCGGATAGCCAAGGAAGGCGAGATCAGAGGAATTCCCGCGGGGCAGCCCGTCGGGAAGTCCCACCCGGAAGCCTGGGTGCAGATTGCTGCAGTTTCGAAGGACCAGACCCGAAACACGATGATCATCTTTGGGTCACTCTTCACTAAGGAAGCCAAGGCCAAGTACGGCATCGAAGTTGGCAAGGAGATCGTCTATGCCCACAAGGGGCTTAGTCGGATCGAGGCCGTCACGTCCTCGCCGCGCTCGCTTGAGGGCGGCCGGACGACGTTCACGCTACTCAATGAGACGCATCACTGGATCGAATCGAACCAGGGTCACGAGATGGCTGCGACCATCGAGCGGAACGCCACAAAGTCTGCCGACGGTGCGGCACGGACCTTCGCGATCACCAACGCTTTCGAGCCTGGCGAGGACTCGGTTGCCGAGCAGACCAGGGACGCCTACGAGGCGGCCGAGGCCGGCCGAGCCGAGGACACCGGGATTCTGTACGACTCGCTGGAGGCGCCGCCTGAAGCGAAGCTGACGAGACCTTGGCTGGCGAAGGTGCTGGAGGCGGTCCGGGGGGATTCGGTCTGGCTGAACATCCCGCGGATCATTCAGTCAATCCTCGACGTCCGTAACCCACCGAGTCGATCCCGGCGCTTCTGGTACAACCAGATTGCCGCTGCCGAGGATGCATGGCTCGCACGTTACGAGTGGGATGCCTGCAAGCGCGAGGATCTCACCTTGTCGGATGGCGACGAGGTGGTCCTGTTCTTCGACGGATCGAAGAGTGATGACGCAACCGGCCTCGCTGCCTGCCGCATGTCTGACGGTCTCGTGTCGACTCTTGGCGTATGGCAAAAGCCGTCCAACTGGCCTGCCCCAGAGACGCCGGGCTATGTGCCCTATCAGGTGCCGCGTGAAGACGTGGATGGCGTCGTCGCCAACGCGTTCAGCCGCTTCCGGGTGCTGGCGTTCTTCGCCGACCCCGGGTCGGGCAAGGACGACGATGGCGAGATGTACTGGGATACCTACCTGGACCGGTGGGGCCAGTCGCACGGCAAGAAGCTCCTGCTGCGCGCTGTCACGGCCGGGCCGAAGGCCCACGCTATCCGCTGGGACATGCGCAACCGGCGCAATCAGGAGACCTTCACCGACGCCGTGAAGCGGGCTCACGAGGACGTGCTGCAGAGAACGCTGCTGCATGACGGTCACAAGGTGATGCGTACCCACGTTATCAACGCTCGCCGGCGGACGAACGAATGGGGCATCACGATCGGCAAGGAGCATCGCGAGAGTCCTAAGAAGATCGACCTTGCCGTCTGCATGGTCGGCGCCCGAATGCTGCGTCGCATGGTCCTGAACAGTCCGAAGAATCAGAAGCGCTCCAGTGCGCGCGGCAAAGGACGGGTGGTGGTGCTGCGGTGACGACTCCCACGCTTCCTCTGATCGGGCTGTCGGATGACGAGAAGCAGATCCTGACGATGCTGCGGTCGGATCTGATGTCTCAGCGGCTCAAACTGGAGTTGCTGGACGCCTATTTCAATGGCGAGCAGCTGGTGCGTGACTTGGGCATCAGCATCCCGCCGCAGCTGAAGGGCCTGCATACGGTCATCGGCTGGCCGCGGATCGGCGTCGAGGCTCTGGAGCAGCGCCTCGACCTTGAGGCTTTCCGGTGGGCCGACGGGTCGGATGGTGCGGAGTTGGATGAGATCGCTGAGGCGAACGACTGGTTCGATGAAGCGAGCTTGGGGCATCTGGACGCGCTGACCTACGGGCGTGAGTATGTGACGGTCGGGTCGGCGGACGATCCGGATGCGCCGCCGCTGATCACGTTCGAGTCGCCGCTGGACATGACGCTCGACTGGGATGCGCGCCTGCGGGTGCCGCGGTTTGCGCTGCGGGAGTCGCTGGACAAGTGGGACTTCGGGCTGGCGCCTGACGAGCGCCTGATCAGCCTCTACATGCCGGGCGAGACCATCTTTGCGGTCGAGGTGGACGGCGGCTGGGAGGTCATCGACCGCGACCAGCATCGTCTGGGTGTGCCGCCGGTGCTGCGGATGGCGAACCGGCAGCGGACGGCGGACCGGGTCGGCAAGTCGGAGATCACGCCCGAGGTCATGTCGATCACGGATGCGGCTTGCCGCCGGCTGATGGGCATGGAGGTGGCGGCCGAGTTCTTTGGTGCCCCGCAGCGCTACATCCTGGGTGCGTCGGAGTCGGCGTTCCAGGACGCGGAGGGTAACACCAAGAGTGCGTGGGAGACGTACATCGGCCGCGTTCTGGCGCTGGAGCGGGACGAGGACGGGGACATCCCGACGGTGGGCCAGTTCACGGCCCATGACCCGTCCGGCCAGACAAAGATCATCGACTTGTACGCCCGGATCATGGCCACTCAGCTCGGCCTGCCGCCGCACATGCTCGGCTACACCAGCGACAACCCGGCTTCGGCGGACGCGATCCGCTCTGCCGAGGCGATGCTGGTGAAGAAGGCCGAGCGCCGGATTCGCCGATTCGGGGCGACGCACCGGGATGCGATGCGTCTGGCGCTGTGGGTGCGGGACGGTGAGCCGCCGGACCGGGCGCGCCGTATCGAGACGGTGTGGCGGAATCCGGCGACGCCGACGCTGGCCGCGCAGACCGATGCTGCGGTGAAGCTCGCGCAGGCGGGCATTGTCCCGGCTGATTCGGATGTGCTGCTGGAGATGGCCGGCCTGACGGAGGACCAGCGGCGCCGTGTGGCGTCGGACCGTCGCCGAGCTCAGGGGGATGCCCTTCTGGCCCGGCTCGCGGCCGTGACTCCACAGTCGGACACGGAGCCGGAGTCGGAGGAGCCGGCTGATGGCGACGAGGGTCTCTGATGGGTCTCCGGTCGCGGCCAGGCTGCGGTCGGCGCAGTCGTCGCTGACGCGACTGCTGGTGCGGGATCTGCGGGGCTTGCGCCGCCTGATCGACCCGGCGCGTCTGCCGGAGACTGTGCCGCTGTGGATGAGCGCCGTGCGGGCCTTGGTGGACCAGTACGGTGCCGCGTCGGCGACGGTGGCGGCGGACTCGTACAACCGGCAGCGTGACGCGGCTGACGTCGGCGGTCGGTTCGATGCCGAGCCGTCCCGGTCGCTACCTGACGAGCAGGTGGAGGCGAGCCTCCGCTGGGCGGTCAAAGACCTGTGGGCCGAGACGGATGAGTCGTTCGACGTGCGTCTCGCGCAGGCGCAGAGCCGAGCTGAGGCCGTGGTGCAGAAGCTGGTCGCGGATCAGGGGCGGGCGACGATGCGGCAGGCCACGGAACGGGATCGCGGCGCTGTGGCCTATGCCCGCGCGGCTGCCCTGGGGGCCTGCTCCTTCTGCAAGCTCATGGCATCGAGGGGTGCCGTCTACAAGAACGCGCAGACCGCCGGCCGTGAGGCTGATGAGCGCTTCACCGGCCAGGCGTCGGTCGTGAAGTTCCACGACAACTGCTCGTGCACGATCATTCCGGTCTTCCGGGGGCAAGTCTTCGAGCTGTCCCCGCATGCAGCTGAGTGGGACCGCCTGTACCGCGAGTACGCGCAGGGCCACTCGGGCGACCAGCTCCGTCTGTTTCGGCGGGCGCTCGCCGAGCACGACAGCAATCCGCTGCCGGCTGCTCACTGACCCACCCTTGGCCGCCCTGGAGGTGGCCTTTCTCAGCCCCAGGAGGGCGACATCGCTATGCCCGAAGAATCCCAGGAAGTGGAGCCCGTCGAGGAGCCGAAGGAGCCCGTGGCCGCCCAGGAGGCGGAGGGCGCCGAGGAGGAGCCGTTCGACCGGGCCCGCGCCGAGGCGAAGATCAAGAAGGTGAACTCTGAGGCGGAAAACCTCCGCAGGCGCTTGAAGGAGATCGAGCCTCTCGCCAAGAAGGCGAAGGAGCTCGAGGACGCGCAGAAGTCGGAGCAGGAGCGGCTCACCGAGCAGCTCACGGCCGCGGAGGAGCGGGCCGCGCAGGCGGTTCGCACGGCAGTGGCCTCGAAGGTCGAGGCGCTGGCCAAGGAGTTCGAGGACCCCGAGGACGCTGTCGGCGCCCTGGACCTCGCCGCCTACGTGGACGACGACGGGGTCATCGACTCCGACGGCATCAAGCGCGACCTCGCGGAGCTCCTGAAGCGCAAGCCGCACTGGGCCAAGCCGCCCGCCGATACCGGTCCTCGCCGTCCGGCACCGGACCGCACGCAGGGCTCATCGGGCAACGGCAATCGCACATCTTCCGATCCTGGCGAGATCTTCGCCGGACTCATGGACCAGGCCCTGAAGGGCCGCTGAGAGAGGTAGCCCTCCATGGTTGCAACACCCCCCATCAAGCTGAGCGACGTCGATGCGACGTTCCTCCCGGCCACGCTCACGGGGCCGATCTTCGAGAAGTCTGTCGAGCAGTCGGCGGTCATGTCCCTGTCGCGGCGTGTGCCGCTGTCCATGTCGGCGAACACCGCGGTTCCGGTACCGCTGGACGTGCCGACCGCGGACTGGGTCGACCAGGCCGGCCGTAAGCCGCTGGGTACGGGCGGCGTCGACATCAAGCAGATGTCGGGCAAGAAGATCGCCGTCCTCATCCCGGTGGCGATGGAGGTCGTGCAGTCGAACGCTGCCGGCCTGTGGACGCAGCTGCAGTCCGACCTCCCGACCGCGTTCTCCCGGGCGTTCGACCGGGCGACGATCCACGGCCTGACGATGAAGGGTGCCGCGGGCCCGTTCGCCGACTACCTGACGCAGACCACGAAGGCGGTCGCGCTGGGCACGGCGGCTCAGGGGGACGGCGGCATCTGGAAGGACTTCGTCTCCGGCATGGGCGAGGTCATCGACGACGACTGGGACTACACCGGTACGGTCGCCGACCACCGCCTCAAGGTGAGTCTGCTCGGCGCGACAGACACGACCGGCCGTCCGATCCTCGTGGACACCACGATGCCGGGCACGGGCGCGGCGCTGGCGGGCTCCCTCATCGGTGAGCCGATCGCCTACTCGCGGAGTGTGTCGGGCAAGGTGCGGCGCCAGTCCACGAGCACGGACTCCGGGCTGCGGGCGATCGGCGGCGACTGGTCGCAGACCGCCTACGGCGTCGGCATGGACATCACGGTCAAGATCTCCCGTGAGGCGACGTACATCGACGAGGACGGCGGCGTCCACTCGGCGTTCCAGGAGAACCTCGTGCTCCTCCTGGCGGAGGCCTACTACGGCTTCGTCCTGGGCGACGCGGAGGCTTTCGTGAAGTACACCGGCACGCCGAGCGCGACCTGATGGCGGCGGCTGTCCCGGCTTCCGCGCCGGGCGGGACGGCCACCCCGCTCACGATTGTGGCCCGTGTGCACGCGATGCCCCCGGAGCACAATGCGGGGGCGGAGCACATGCTCGTGTCGATGCTGCGGCCGCTGGTGGAGCGTGGGCACGACGTGTCCGTGTGGCTGTCGCGGTACGGGAAGGCCCGCGACATCTACGACTACCGGGGCGTCAGGGTGGTGCCGCTGCAGGCCCGCCTGGACTTCGCGTCAGCGGTCCGAAAGGCAGACGTCCTCATCTCGCATCTGGAGTGCGTGCCGTCGACGGCGGCGCTCACCCGCGGGTACAGCAAGCCGCTGGTGGTCATCTGCCACAACACGCACAGGCCGACGTTCAGGAACATGGCGGCGGGCGGGACCGCGCTGGCGGTCCACAACAGCAAGTGGATGGCACGCGAGGCGGAGCTGTTCTTCGCCGAGTACCCGAAGGGTGTCCGTCCGGGTGCCGAGTTGGTCGTCAGGCCGCCGGTGTTCGCCGCCGACTATGCGACGAAGCCCGGCAAGAAGGTCACCCTGATCAACTGCAATCCGGAGAAGGGCGGCCGGGTCCTCGAGGCCCTGGCCCGTCGCATGCCGGATGTGGAGTTCCTTGCGGTGCGCGGCGCCTACGGGGAGCAGGTTCTGCCGGATCTGCCGAACGTGGAGGTTGTCGAGCATGTGGACGGCCAGGACATGCGGGAGCGGGTGTACGGCCGCACGAAGGTGCTGCTGATGCCGTCCTCGTATGAGTCGTGGGGCCGCGTCGGCATCGAGGCGTTGGCGTCCGGGATCCCCGTGGTCGCCCATCCCACCCCGGGTCTGTGTGAGTCGCTGGGCGAAGCGGGCGTGTTCGTCGACAGGAACGACATCGGCGGCTACGAGGCGGTCCTGCGGAAACTGCTGACGCCCGCCGAGTACCGGCTGGCGTCGAAGCGAGCGAAGGCCCGGTCCGCCGAGCTGGATCCGATGAGAGAACTCGTCTCCTGGTGTGACGCCGTGGAGGCCCTGGCCCGATAGGAGGCGGCGATGGTGTTCGTGGCTCCGACGGCCGCGCAGCTGGGCATGTACTTGGGCCTGGATCAGATCGACGGTGATCGGGCGGATCTGCTGATCGAGCAGGCGGTCGCGCTCGCCGAGTCGGTGGTGAAGCCGCTGCCGGACCAGGCGACTGCGGTGGTCCTGTCGGTCGCGGGCCGGGCGTATGTGAATCCGCAGCAAGTCAGCTACGAGACGATCGGCCCCATGGCGGTGCAGCGGCCGTCCGGTTCGGGCGGCCTGTATCTGACGAAGTCCGACAAGGCGGCGCTCAAGAGCCTGGCCGGCCGGGGTGGGGCGTTCACCGTTGACCCGACCCCGGTAGATGCGGACCCGTCGCCGACGTATCCGCTCGACGAGGACTTCGGGCCCGGCTTGGAGTACGAGCCGGGCTGGGGGTGGGTGTAGATGCCCGCCCCCTACGCCTTCGGGGAGACGGTCCGGATCCTGCGGACCGGTGCCTCGCCCGGGCGTGACCCGCGAGGCCAGCCGCTTCCGGGCCCGGACGAGTCGTTCGATCTGAAGGGCTGTGTGGTGACCCCGCGGGCGGAGACTCCTTCCGTGGGTGGGGAGCAGCAGCAGGCCAGGGACACGGTCATCGTCGGCTGGACGGTGTACGCCCCGCCGGGCAGCGATGTGCGCACCACTGATGGGGCGATGGTCCGCGGGGTGCGCTGCGAGATCACTGGCGAGCCGGGCGACTGGGGGAAGAACCCGTTCACCGGGCTGGCCGGCCCTATCCAGTTTGCGGCGGACCGGGTGACGGGCTAGCCGCGGGCCTGCTCGACGGCGGCCATCAGTTTGGCTGCTGCATCGTTCGACCGGTGCGGGATGGACAGGCTGTGCGGGTCGGACTGGGGTGGCCGGCCCCCGGTGAGCAGACTCTTCTGCTCGTCGGCGGGTGCGCTGCCTGGGAGGACGAACTGCAGGTAGCCGTGGAAGAGGCGGGTGGCCGGCTTGAGTCGGGTGCCAGTCACGTCGGCGGCGCGGATGCGGAAGTCCCGCTGCTGCTGCCCGACCTGCTTCTTCGTGATGGTGATCCATTCGCCGTCGAAGCTGATGCTGCCCTGCACGCCCTTGACGTCCATGCCGCCCCCAAATGAGTAGAGGTGGTCATGATGCCCGCACGATTCAGGATGTCCAAGAGGGGCGTCGGGCAGCTGCTGAGGTCGCCGATGGTCCTGTCGGAGATGGTGCGCCGGGCCGAGGTCATCAAGGGTGTGGCGGAGGGGATCGCGCCTGTCGAGAGCGGCGAGTACAAGGCGAGCTTCTTCGTGCAGCCGGTGCCCCGCGGCGGCCGCCGGCGAGACCGGGCCATCGCGATCGTCGGCAACCGTGCGCCCCACGGAGCGCACGTGGAGTACGGCACGGAACGCGTCAGGGCCCACCACGTCCTCCTGCGGGCCGCCCATGCAGGTGGTCGCTGATGGCCGCCGTCGGCTCGGCAGATGTCGAGCTGGAGCTGATCGGCTGGACACAGGCTCGCGTCCCCACAGGCGCACTCGTGCGCGACGAGCTGGACAACAACTTGCTCGAGGAGCTGCCGACAGTGCAGCTCGAGGTCGTCGGCGGTGACGACGACGGCTTCCGTCTGGACCGGCCGCTCGTCGATGTCAACGTCTACGCGGCGACCCGCGGCGAAGCCCTCGCCCTGGCCGCGACCGTGCACGCCCTCTACCTGACCCAGCTGCGCGGATCGAAGACGGCGAACGCTGTCTTCGGCATGGTGCGCACGGTCAGCCGACCCGCTGTCCGCCCCTACGAGAACACGGCGCTCCGACGTGTCGGAGCCACCTACGAGATCTTCTGTCACCCGGTCGACTGACCGGTCGGGCTCGCGCCGGACCCATCAACCCCCGCCCGTGCGCGGGCTCCTTCCATGTCTGGAGACATCATGGTCAACATCACCCGCGCTGCGGATCTCACGATGGTCGGCGCGAACGGCGGTGCCTGGGTCGCGCCGGTCGGCACCCCGGCCCTGGACTCGCCGCTGACGCACCCGACCGACCCGTGGGCAGCGCTCGGCGCGATCTCCGACGACGGTCTCGTCAACGGCTGGGACGAGGAGTCGCAGACCTTCACCCCGTGGGGCCTGACGAGCCCGTTCCGCACGCAGATCACCCAGTCCGTGCGGACGTTCTCGATGACGATGTGGGAGACGTCCCGGCTGCCAGTGATGTCGCTGCACTACCGCATCGACGAGGCCGACCTCGCACCGGTGGGCGACATCACCTCGTTCGCGGAGACCGCGAGCCCGGTTCCGGACCGCCGCGCGTTCTGGTTCCTCGTCATCGACGGCGACTCCTACCGCGGCTTCTACGTGCCCGAGGGCGAGATCAGCGAGCGCTCGGACGTCACGTACAAGCAGGACGAGATCAGCGGCTTCGAGTGGACGATCACCACGTACCCGGACGACGCGGGGAACACGGTGTACCACGTCGACAAGATCCCCACGACGCCCGCGGACCCGCTGTCCTGAGCTGGACGGGCGGGCCTTTCTGCTGGCGCGGGCCCGGCCCGCCCGTCCTTTACCCCTTGCCCGCGCCATGACCTTGGAGGCCCGCGCCATGACCGCGAACAGCCGAACTGTCAGCACCGCCCGCACCAGCCCGAAGGCACGGCCTGCGCGTGCGCCCGAACCCGAAGTCAGTCCGGCACAGGCGCAGGAGATCGAGGCCACCGGCCACTACGTCACTGCCGTGCTGTGCGACACGGAGGTCGAGGTCGTCCCGTCCGGCGCCTGGCGCCAGTCGTCGATGCGCAAGCTGCGGCTCGGCGACATGGACGCCTTCATGGAGGACGTCCTGAGCCCCGACTCCTACGAGCTGTACGTGGACCTCGACCCGACGAACGAAGAGATCAACGACTTCATGGAGACGGCCGGCGAGGTCGCCGGGGAAAGCCTGGGAAAGTCCGGTGGACCCAAGGCGTCGTCGAGGACCACGCGGAGGCGGTAGAGGCCGACCTGTGGCGCTACTACCAGCGTGACCTGCTGGACGTGCACCGCGGGGCGATGACGTGGCGGCAGCTCCGGGTCCTGGTCGAGAATCTGCCGCCCGAGTCGGCCACGATGACCGCCCTGCGGAACGCCCTCTCCCCGGAGGAGTACGAGGCGCAGGCCGGCAAGGGCAAGCCGGAAGAGGCCCGCTGGTCGATGGCCGAGCAGCTCCTCGCCGGGATCACCGACTCGCTGCATCAGCTGGAGTACATCCTCGTCGTCGCCAACTCGAGCGGTAAGGGCCGCAAGCCCAAGAGGCCGGAGCCGATGCGGCGTCCTGGGGTCGCCCCGAAGACGGAGCGGAAGCAGATGTCCGACGCAGCCGCGAACACGCTGTTCGAGCTCATCAACGGAGGCGCGGCCTGACGCGCAGGAGGGAGTCCTCCTGTGGCGATCCAGGTCGGTTCCGTAGAAGTCGATGTCATCCCGAACACCCGCGGCATCTACAACCGCCTGCGTGCCGGTCTTGTGCCGGCCGCGACCCGCGCCGGTGAGGACGCCGGCCGGGCGGCTGGGCGGGCGTTCGGGCCCGCCATGTCCGGGGCTGTCGACGACACGGTGGCGACCCGGATCGGCCAGCAGCTCGGGCAGCAGATCGCCCTGCGCATCACCGCGTCCATCCGGGACGCGATGCGGAACGGCATCACGCAGGGTGGGCGCATGGCCCGCCCTGCGGCCGTGCGTGAGGGCGACAACACGGGCGGCGCTTTCTCGCGCGCGTTGAAGACCCGCCTTGAGGCGGCGTTCCGATCGCTGCCGAAAATCAACATCGACGCGAACACCAGCGAGGCCGACGCGGACCTTCAGGCCCTGCGGGTCCGTATGGAGTCGCTCGCGAACAAGCGCATCGGTATCGACATCGACGCGGGCGCGGCCCGGGCGGAGATCCGGCTCATCGAGGCCGAGTTGGCCCGGCTCGGCGCCAAGCACCCGAACGTGCAGGTCCGTGCCGACACAGCGTCCGCCCTCGCTGAACTGGCTGCCGTCCATGCGGCGATCGACGCCGTGGACGGCAAGCGCGCCAGGGTCGACGTCGACACGTCCGGTGCGGTGGGGGCGATCCTGCACCTTGCGGTCGCCATCGGCGGCCTCACCCTGATCCCTGCCATTCCGATCCTCGCCGCGGGCATCGGCGCGATCGGCGCCGCGGCGGTTGCCGCGTCCGTCGGTGTCGGCGCGCTGGTCGCTGTAGCGGTGCCCGCCTTCATCAGCATCGGCGGTGCTCTGCAGGCGCAGAAGGCCGCGCAGGAAGCGGCCACCAACTCCACGATGCGCGGCGCCCAGGCCGCGTCGCAGGGTGCCTCGCGCGCGCTGCAGATGGCCGGCGCGCAGCAGGCGCTCGCCGCCGCGGAGCGCAACGGCGCCCGCCAGATCGCTCAGGCTCAGCAGCAGGTCCGTCAGGCGAAGACTTCCGCGGCGGACGCGATCGTGCAGGCCGCGGAGCGCAACGCCCAGGC